TGTTGTTCCTTGGTTTATTGTTAGTAGAGACTGACCACGCACCACTTCATCCGTCTGGAATCCAGTAGTAGCGGTTGGCTCACCAAATGGGTTTACTGAATTCACATTCAGAAACTCAGTATCACCATTGGATAAGATGAATGATGATTCATAATCATTACCATCAACAACCACTTGATAGTTCTTTCTTTGCAATCTAAACTTTAAGTATTCATTTTTTGCTTCTGCCCAAACATTACCTGTAGCTGAGGTGTATAATTTACCAACTCCTGGAGTTATGTATGCAGACTTATTTGTCGAAAGATCGGGCTGACCTTGAACCATAGTGAATACTTCATAATCACTTCCAGCTTCACTTGGGATAATCGTAAATGCATATTTCTTCCCTGACTCAAGGAATGGTGCTTTGTGGAAAGTGAAGTTTGTCGGGGAATTATGGACGGTAGTGTGGGTGGTACTGATTGCAGAATTTACCACTATTCCGCTTTGTCCGAGCAATACATCTGTTGGTCCATTATCGTCACATTCTCTGATCTGAACCAAAACGCTAGAAGTAGCGTCGGAAGGTTTTTTAGAGAAAAATAACGTTATTGCGTTACAGAAAATTCCATCCACATTATTAGCTGGTATCTGGAAGACTTGCGAGATATAATCAGGCAATTCTTCGGTGATGAGTGTTGTAGATACCGCTGTTTGAGTCTTATCAGCAGATAGCTCATTCAGAGTAATGTTGCTAGTCAGTTTATTAACATCTTTGTAACTGTATCCACCAGACTGGTTGCTCGCAGCAAAATAGTATTGTCCGCAGCGAGTCGTAGAACCCTCTTTACCGCTACTGATTCCATGTTTGACTGGCGGTTTAACATCACTAACTTCTAATAAATGCTTCAATCCTCTGAACTTCATTGTAGCGTCATTAGGCAATAAAAACTTAAATTCTAAAGTGCCATCCGCTTCAGTTATTAGTTGACTGCCTGTGCCATGGCTAACCACTGAGTTGTCAGTTCTTGTGATCCGCACAACATAAGAACCTACATCACGACCATCGAATCTCGCATAGACCTTTGTGCTAGGTTTTAAGCCTGCGCATTTGACGGTAATGGCACTATGCTTTTTGATAAAATAATCATTTGTTCCGCCTGGAACCAGAGACGCTTCAGCAAGACCACTATAATCCGAACCAGCCTTTTTATATTCTTCTATGAGTTTTGTCACCACAGGGTTTGTTACAGTAACAGTGTTATACTGGGGGTAAAAGAAATCAAGCGCATTTGCAAAAAAGGAACTTCCATAATCCACCTGAACTTGAGATGTAGTAGAAGCAGCTGAAAGACCTGGAATGATTTCCTGTTTTATTCTACAATTACTATGACTTAACTCCATCGTTCCATTATATGTCTTGACTGGTGAAGTCGTCTTCTTACTTATAGGTGCGCGTGCAGTCGCGAAGTTCTGTTGAGCGATAACTTTAGAACCATGAACTGGCTCTAATCGAGTCCCGCCAGTATTCACAATAGAATTGGTTGTTGATGTAACCTTTAAATCAACATCATCTAACACTGCAATAGGGCGAAGAGGAGCTGCATCACTTATAAAGTCACGAGCCTGTAAACTGTTGACAACTGACTGTGAAGGTGGTGGGTTTGAAATGACAACTTCTTTTGGCGGCTCAGGGGCTGTAACAGGATCGTCTGGTCGCAATGAAGTATTTTTCAACCCTTCAATATCAATGCGGTTTATTTCTACTTGACGCATTGTTGATTGATGTTGTGCGTCTAATAAACGTATATCACGCATGGTGTATCGTCTGTTATCCTCATTGACCTGATTCACTTGATATTTGAATTTATCGAAAAATGTGGCTGAGGTCTGAGATAAAGACGGATATGGTGGAATAGTGATAGAACCTATTGTCATTGAAGTAGATTCTGCTTCACTCGGAACAGATGGGTTGATAGCGGGTGTGCCTTTCAGAATATCAAACACGCCATTCGGTCTTAGTGTCACAGTATCAATACGAGGTAAATAAGCCTGCACATCACACTGGAAATTTTTATCAGGCGTTGGAACATATGCACCGAAAGTTGAATCAATATCAAACACAGTTGGTGCAGCAGGGTTTGTGGGCGCACTGGCACTCGACCCTGTCGCGTGCGGTGTCACCGTTTTTGCAAGCGCAGGTCTAAAGTCTATACTATCTCGAAGATCAATCTCTTGTGAAGGTTCTGGGAATATTCCAGGTGATCTGAAAGTTGGAATCTCAGCAGTGAATATAGAAGCTGCTGCTGCTGCTGCGTCTGCAGGAGCATCATTGACAGGATATGAATCGACAGATAAAAATCCAACGCCCGCACTACGATTTCTCTCGAAATAACTAAACTTGAAGAGTAAATCCTTGCCAGTAAGATCCAAGGAAGGTAAAGCTCTTTTTCGGATTTTCGATCCACCATAGAAACTATTTTGTTGTCCTGTTTCTAACGCAAAGGCTGTTATATAATTGCCCATTTCATTAGTGACAGCAGATCCTTCATCACCAACATACACGGCTTCGAGCTTGTACGCATCAGAGACACCGAGATGCCATGGACCAGCAATACCTGCGCTATGTGCAGATGTATCAATATGCACATACTTAGATTTATGGACTACCTTTGCTTCTTCTTTTGCTTCGTTTCGTTTAATATCATAATAAACTCTAGCACTAAACGATGAGCCGAAAGTTCCTTTAGCTAATGTCAATTCAATACTATTTGTATCGGCATCAATATGTGATGCTGACGAAGACATATCGAAAACATGTCCAGCTTTATAAACTTTATCGATATTAGCGCCACTACTGATGGTGGTGTCGGTCGAGCTTCCGCTGTTAACATGAACACTCATCGTAGTGGTGCCGATAGTAAGAACGCGCATTGCTGTTGTGATGCCGCTATCAACCGTGACATAATCGCCAACTTCAATCGCTTTCGAAGAAAAGTCGCCTGTAGTTGTGAGTACGACAGTATTACTAGCACTCACATCGTGTGTTACGTTCACGCTAGTAGTCAAGGCAAGATCGACAGTAACATCTTCGTTAGCCACAACAATAAAGTCGTTTTCTCCTACGAGACTGATAGGGGAACCAGTAGTGTCATTGACATTTGTTCCGCCTGACATCTCACTTGTAGGTAGATTGAAAGTTGCTGCGCCAGCTGTATCGATTGTAACGTCACTAAAGTGTCTTGTGACATAGCTTGTCTCATTCGTGACCAGCGTTTTTGTACCAGTACTTTGGACAGGGAAGATCATCTTGTTTAACGTGAGGTCTTCTGTTTTCGCCTTGTTGTTTACAAGGACACAATCAGCAAACGCATCATCAGCACCAGATGAAGCGATGTGCAATGATTTAACATCTTCTTCAAAAGAACCTGATGTCATCTGAACATTAAAACCATAGATTCTGTATTGGGCTTGTTGTGTCCCTCTCAGACCTGAATGATATTGGATTCCACGTAGTGTCGCAGTACCTATTTTATTTCCAAGTAGAGTGGCATCTTCGCTACTGAATTTTCTTCTAGAAATACGAGTTTGCGGTGTGTCATAAAGATCAACTGTAACAAGACCTTTGAAATCCCAGTTACCCACAAGATCGTCAGCAATAACATATTGGCCAAATGCCTGACCAATCTGTACATTCGATCTAGTCTCAAACGTAGTTGCTTTATCAATAGTTTTACGAATTTTATTTGTTGTCTCAATCCGATACCCACCAACATAACCTACTGATGGTGATATCTCAACAACAAGTTTATTGGCATCACCACTTTCCGTTGAGCGATACACTCCACCATTATTATCTGTGCGCAGATGTTCTTCTGTCGCAATTTGGAATGGGTTTAACGAGTAGTTTCCAGATTCTTCATATGTTCTAGTCGCAAGTTCCTCAGCAATACCTGAATACACGGTGTCATTTTTTCGGATAACATTTCCATCTTGAAGATCAAGAAGAGGAATGAACCCGACTGTGTTAGCAGTACCAGTGTCATCTGCTGGTCTTGTAGCTAACTTTGGCGTCAATTTAAGGCGTGATGCACCTGGAGCCGAGAAATTGGTCGCTCCTGAAGCGTTGTCTAGCAAAGAAGAATCTTGGTTAGAATCTATAATTGATTCGGATGTTTCCATACCAATACGAATACTGTCAGTAGTATTATATTTTATGATCGCCTTGCTTTGCTGGTCAACACGTATGAAGTTTCCTTTATGGTATACAATACCCTTAGAAACATTCGCACCGACACCATCACCGCATGCACCACCTTGGGCTTGTGTGATTGTATTAGCCGCAACAATAAAAGACCCACCAACAGAGTTTCTGAAGATTAGCGTCTCGTTATTGGCAAATGATTTCGTACTATTATTTGCACCCGAGTTTGTATAAGAAACAAACGCAGTTAAGAAGTTTGGTGTTCCTGATTCAGAACCATCCGCGACATCTAAGAGTTTTGCGGTGACACCTGTCGATTCACCAGTTACAGTGGAGTTGGCAATAACACCGTTGTTGAAGAAATCGACTAAGAGTAATGAGCGGTTGTTCGCATCCTTATCGCGCAGCTTGACATATTTCCAAGTTTCTGCGGTAGTGTCGCAACCATTGACCACTGTACCGTCAACATAAACTGCGCCTGCAAATCGTTCAATCTGATTTTGCAAGATAGTTTGTATTTGTGTCAGCTCTCTAGCTTGAACAGCAAATCCTGGACGGAACAAGACACGGTGGAAATTTTTTGTCTCGTTAAAGTCGTCAAAAAATGGACTTTCGTTGAGGTTTGTTTCAATTGACATTTATTTTACCCTTAGAAATCTAAAATGATTTTAATATCTTCTACTTGATCCAGAGATTTAGTTGCGGCAGATATATTCTCTGTATATAGTATTTCTCCAGAAACTGTATTTGCCTCTGGACCTTTTATTTGTTGTACTACAGCAACCTGCGTATCACTGTCTGATTTTAATAAAATATCATCTTTAGTGAACGGAGCATAATCACTGTAGCTTGATACATTATTTAGATACATTGTATAGATAGAAACATCAGTTTGTGTCTCATCTTCGCGAATAAAAACAATCTGTCCATTCGCAGCCTTTGTAGCATTACTTAAAGCTGACGCTTTTCTTTGGGCTGTGCCCAGATCAGTAACAAACTCTAAATGTCCTAATTCAGCACGAAGCCTATTTCGCTCATTAGTAATAACATCACGAACCAAAAATTCGTTTTTCGGTGTAACTCCTTCCACGCTCTCATATGAGATTGTTGCTCTTGTGGTCAATCTCAAAGTTGATGGGCTATTTGATGTGTTAGCTACATGCTCGGTTGTTCTGAACTCATTATTTGAGTTGCATTTAAGAGTAGGATCTTTTAATATGCTTATTGTTCTGAACTCTGTATTAGACGGAATATATCCATTACCGTTAGCAGAGACACCCTCAGTTCCTTGAAACTGGACATTTAACGCAACCTTATCACCACCCAGCTCAGCAACGCAATCTGAGCCATGACCACCTTTCGGTGAGATAACCACGTTAGCTGTAGCACCAGAACCATGCGTACTGTTCGCTGATATGAGAGCTATAGCTTTGCGGTATTTAGATCCAACACTGATAACCGAAATGTTAGCGACAGCACCTGCAGCATTAAGGTGTGAATATGCTTTTGCTCCACTTCCGTCACCAATAATCGTTACTGTCGGTGATATATTTACTCTAGATGTTGTGTTTGGTATTGTTGAGAACGCAGTATTCACTGTTAATGTTCTCGTTGCACCATTATAATCAATTATTCTTCTTAGCTGTCCTGCGCCTGTGCCAGAAACGATGTATACGCTCGATCCATTATATCGGTCATCATTATCAGAAATTGCAAGGTCGACCGCTTGAGAAACTGTTAATGTATTTTGCTGAGCAGTAGCGACTGATGCATCCTCGACCGCATCATAACCAACACCCGATGTATTAGTTTCTATAACTTGTATAGCACCATCAACCGCAGCAGTTTGTACAGCGAGCAACCTGTCAGATTCTGTCGAATTATCAGAAGCATCAATAGTTTTCACTGGCATGTGGACTGATGTCATGAATTTATCAGCATCACCCAATGAAATTGTGTATAAGTATTTCCATGTATAACCGTCAGACGTTGTGAAAGGTAGAGTTGAGAACCCAGTCGGCTTAACGGTAGACTGTCCTTTTTTGTTATTGAAAAGACATTTGTATACATTTAACTGATCAGTAACAACATAAAATGCTGGACTGGTATCAGAAAATAAATTCTGGCTTATGTCCCTGTACATAGCATATACTGTACCAGAAACCCAATCTTTTCTTGGAACAACGTGAGAAACGCTTCCTGTGTCTATCTTTTTACCACCGATCAAGTTATCTTTTATTACTTGGTTCTCATAAGTAACGTTTTGTGGTGGTGTTGGAGGAGCTGACTCATCTGGCCACGGAGTATTCTTGCCGAGACATGCATAAAGGATAGTCGACTTCTTACTAGCGTTTGTTCTGCCGTCGCTCGCATTAAGAGAATCAATAAATGCTTTCGCATTACTGATTGACATCGATTTTGTTGGGTGGCTATATGATGGCATTAATCGATCGATCCTGTAGTATATTGAGCAGTAGTTGTAATTGTTGAGTTAGACCAAGCTGTACGAAGAGTCGCAGCATTGTCAGCACTTACTATATTTAGCGGAACTTTATAGTACACTCCTGAACTTATTTTAATTATTATGTCACCACCGCTAGAGAATTGTGACAACATTGCCGTGCCAGTACCAGCAATATTAACACTTCCTGAGGTTAGTGTGAATGTTCCAGTAGCGTTTCTTCTGAACGTGTTGGTCTCTGAAGCAGCAATTCCTACTGCAGCATTAGAATGTGACTTAAACCTACCAAACATTTTCTGTCCAGCAGGATGCGCCAGTTGCATAGCGACATCTTTATATCTCTGGAGGCTCAATGGAACAGCAACTTCATATGAAAATTCTTGATAGAAATCACTATCTTGGATGAATCCTCGCTTAGTTGAGATCTGGCTCCTAGAAGTCGCATAATACCCTTCCGAGTTGGCTGCGTTGTTTAGAGATAGTTTCACGACAGCTTGTGTTGAATCTGTTCTTCCTGATGATTGAATTTTCACTCTCTCATTCTGACCGTATGAGTATCCCGAATCAACAACTCTCAATTTTCTTATCGTTCCGTCTGCGCCTACACTCGTTGTCACTTGTGCATTTTTACCAAGAACACCTCTATCATCAATTTTAATGATCTTAGCTGTGGTTGTACTTGTTTGTGTGCGTGTATCAGGAGTTCCAGGAATATGATCTCCTGTCAACTTCCTAACTGTAACAGTTGCATTGTTGGCGAACGAAATTAAATTGGGTTCTCTTTGTAGTGGTTTTTGCCAAACACGAACTACCGTCTCAAACTTTCCATCCGATCTTGTGGTTACTGTTGGTGAATCATTACCAGCTGCACCAGCTTTTATATCACCAGATGCTCCTGTTGATGATTGGACCAAAGCATCAGTCGTATCAGTTGTCACTGCAATAGCTGTGTCTGCTTCTAATGTCAAATACTGTTCACCTATACCAAGCGAAGCAATTCCAGGTTCTGTAACATCAACATTGGGAGCGACTGTAAATCCACTGCCACCAACCCGAGAAGATAGTCCGTCTATTGTTCCGAATGTTTGTGTTTTGAATACAAGCGAATCACTCAACTTAGTGTACACATTTTCATACTCAGTATTCGAAGTTGTTAAGTGCACATTACCCACAATGGTCGCTGAGCCTTGTTTTCTAAGTCCATCACCTTCAACATATCCTTGTAATGGACCAAAATCGAATTGATTAGATAGGTTGGCACTATTGTTGGCACTAACGCGACACTTAATTAGAGTCCTGAAAACACCACCCTTACCATAAGCTGATCCTGCAGCTAATGCTGGATCAAATGCAGGTGTGACTTCAAGCGTGTTGGTGCCAGTTGACACCACTCTTCGGCTCGCCTGTCCACCAGCCTTTATAACATCACCACGTGAAAACTTTGCGCCAACACCAGTACCAGTAACCGTTGTTCCGCTAGAAGAAATTGTGCCAGTTTGCTGAACATTCGCGCTTGGCTCATGTTGGTACGCATTATCTGTTGTTTCTACAATCTTCTTAATAACACCATAGGTGAATACTTCCTCACCTGTGAGCGTTGTGTCAGCAGTGTTTGCGTAGAAGTTAGAGGTGCTTACAATCTCATCACCTAAAGCGATTGTTTGTCCGCCTGTATTTGCTATATCTAAAATATGATACCCAACAGTGTTTCCAGCAAAAGAACTAACCTTGCCGACTGATGAGCCTGTAGCAGTGGCAATAGTAACTGTCTCGCCTGTGCCAAACGCATCAGCTATAACTCTTTGATAATTTGTCGGTGCTGCTGCAGTTTCAACTTGCGCACCCCAAACAAACATATGACTATCCGCAACGCCTTGGTAACTGATGTTGCTTGATGTTGAATCAATCATTCTAATCTGAAGATTATGTGTACCGCTTGAAGCAGTTGTCACAGTTATAGATACACGATACCATCCATTACCGACACTCTTAACCGAGGAAGCAGCTAATGTGCCGCCAGTAGAGATAGTGGAACCGTTTTGAAGATTAACTTTAAGAACGTGGTTGGTGTTATTCGTAACGAACCTGAGCGCAGCGTTTCGAGTAGTCGAACCAGCCTTTAAGTGGACTGAAAAAGAATATGCTGTGCTGTTTTGTAAAAAAGATGAAGCGATAGTTATAAGGTGTGAACCATTGCTAGTGTCTTCAATCATCTTATCAGCTGTTACAGTTCCATCTGGTGCACGTGTTTGGTTTGCTGTTACTGTGCTTCCTGTTTTTGTCCAGTATGCATTATCAAACTGTTCTGAGTAGTTTACACGGTTGTATATACTACTAATAAACTTCCTGTATCCTTCAGTAAGAAACCATGCATCACCAACTGTGGCGTCTGTAACTGACGTGACTGTTGCATTCGCACCACTAGAAACACCGAATAATGACGATCCTTGAGCAATAGCTGATGTGCTCGCTATATTAAGAGATGAGCCTATATTATCTCTATAGTTTTGTTTAGTTGTGACCTCAGTTGGTTCAGGAAACCCTATAGTTGGTGCGCCAATAATAGTATTGGCAAATGTTGACATCTGCCTCACGCCATAATCAGCATTGATAACTGTTGGACCAAGAACACCAAAGAGATTGTTCGCACCAAGCAATGTGACGTTTTGCGATATAGCGAATGTGTCAGCGATATCAGTTGTGTCTACCGAGAAGGAAGCTGGAGTATCACCGTCGCCACCAAAAATAGCGACTTTCGTGCCACCCTCGTTAGCAGCTGTCGATGAGGCTGTGTATCCAGACCCACCTTCTATGATACTGAATGTTAGTGATCCCCCAAGATCGACTGTATCTGTAACAACAACCTTACCAAAGTCACCTATCTTATCTGATTCTATATTAACAATATCACCAGCCTGATACTTTGCACCTGCCGCAACAATCTCGATCGTGCTTATACCAGCCTCTACTATCGTAGAGTATGCAGAACCGTTATTGTTATCTGACAATAATCGAATAGGTTCTAAATGGTTGAATGATCCTTTGATGTTTGATAAATTAATTTGCATCAAATCTCTGCCACGAACAACGCGACCAACGACATCTTCTACAAGTGCCTGTGCGTTCGATTCGGTGCCAACTACAGTCTTACCAATAAAATTATAATTTTTCTGGTTATAAGATGTAACCAAGTAACGATCAAGTTGCCAATCACCATCTGACACTTTGAGCATCTGATCGGCTGGATAATTAACTTCTACGTCTTCATTGTAGATCGCTCGAAATAGAAGTTTATATGATGCAAGAGAACCACGTGTCTCATTATAATACTTGATATATTTCGCCATGAGTCTCTTGTCTGAGAGAACATCATAAGGAACAGAGGGAAGCAATGTTTCTTGGAAGTGCGATAGATATTCATCAAGCGTTGTGTTTATATCTTTATAATCTTCGAGAGACTGTATGGCATCAGTCAGCTTACCATTTTGTTCCATGTACTCATAGTAGCCTTCTATGAATGCAAGGAAATTCTGACCATCTTCCTTAAAAAATTCAGGAAACTGATTAGCAACTTGTGATGATAACTTTGCCTTTATAGTCATTAAACTTGCTCACCGTTTACGGTTATATTAGCATTGGCTGAATCTATGATCAATATCTGTTCTCTCAGAGAAACAACATCAAAAGTTTTTGTTAGAGCTGACAGCTTAACTTGTATATCTGAAAATGCTGTTGGTGCGAAGTTTTTAATTTCTATCGCCCCTGTGTCATAGTCGACTGTCCCTGCCGAAGAAACAATGTTGATTTTCACCTTTTCTGCACTAAATCTGAATATGTCAATATTACCTAAACCATCATCACCTAAGTATGCAGCGAAACCATTGTAAACGAATTCTGTAGAGAGTATTGAATTTTCTCGTAAGCCATTATTGAATTTTAATTTGATGTTTGTTGCAACATTAATGTCAGGAACAAATCTCTTTTCGATCCGAATGCTCGCATCAGTGTTGAGTATTGCGCCTTCAGAGGTGTTATCCAAAGCTCGGACAAACCTTGAGTATCGAAGTTTGTTGCCAAACCTTTCAAGACTATTTGTTGAGAATGATTCGATAGAATCTCTGATGTTAGCCGATATCGCATCATCAGTTAGAGTTGTTCTTGTTAAATCATAGTTCACTGTAACTGTAGGCACAAGGTATGTGTAATCTGCATCAATGATTATAGGATCAACAGCTAATGGTGTTCTGTCTTTGATTGAATCCCGCAATCTCTGCTTTCTTGTTATGGTCGCAAACTCTTCATTAAATGGCTTGACAGCAATATACACTTTACCATATGTTGGTGGATCAAATTCCTCTCCACCAAAAGCAATCACTGATTGTAGGTCTGAATTTTCAGATAGTATAATTCTATCGTAATCATTCGCGACCACAGCTCTGTTCTGCGTCTGGAAGTTTTTGGGAGCATTGAATTTGATAGACTCAACGCTTTCTTGTGAACGTCCACCAGATGCTTTACTGGGAACCGAAGAGATTGTTATTGTTGGTGTTGGGGTTAAGCCTGTAGAAATACTCTCAACTGAAAATGTGCTTGTGCCATCAGTTGCTCCGCCATTACAAACAAGGTAATCTGCGATTATTATATTTCCTGCGCTTATGGATTTACCAAGACCGCCTTGACCAAAAACAATCTCATATTTACCATCAGCAGTTTCTTCCAAAAAGAATACTGGAGAAGTGGTGAATACTTGATTGACATTTGTTGCTCTTGTAAATTCCGTCACAGTCGAATCTGTAGATGAGGTTTGCACCTTAACTGATATACTTGAGGTGTCAACGCCAGTGTTCGGTATGATATATCTTACTGGATTGGAAGCACTAGCTGTCCATGAGTGAGATAATGGCTCACCTTCTTTAATTGTGATTGTTTTTGTGAACGTGTTTGTTGTTGACCGCCCAACCTCAACCGCTTGTGGTGTGACGTATGTGTATGTCACATCGTCAATTGTTGTTGTAAATTTAGAGTTCTTTGGTATTGTTATTTGGGGTACAGAGGCATCAACGTTTGTGAAGTTTATTACAACTTCCGCTTGAGAACCGATAGCAGATGCGGGCAAGTAACCCAATTCTTTGGCGCGAGAAACAACTGAATCTCTTTGCTGTGCAGTGTCCAAGAACATCTCATTGGCGACCATATTCAAGTAATATGCATTGTAATGCGTATTATAAGCCAGAACATCAAGAAGGACTGACATAGCAGAACCTTCAAAGTTGTAATCTGAAAACTTATCCTGAGAAGATAGATACGTTTTTAAATTCGTTCTGATCTCTTCAAAATCTAATTCTGTAACTTTTAAGTATGTGTTTGCTGACATTACCTGACTCTTTCTAATATGACGTCTAATACGACTGGATTCGGATCATTAATTACCATGAATGCCACAGATATGATTAATGAATGGGACTCTCTATTTTCTTCAACTAATACCTCAATTACATCAGCTCTTGGTTCGAAGTTTCTTATGACTTCACGAATACCAGCTTCCATCTGCTGTTTGACAGCAGGGGTGAATAGCTCAAATAATTGATATCGAATACTGCAACCAATGTTTGACCTGAATGGTCGCTCATAGTAATCTGTTAAAATAAGCGACTTAACTGATTGACGAACAGCGTCTCTGTTTGTCTTTCTTGATAGCTCGCCTGTGACTGGGTGAGGTGTAAACCCTAGCGGAATATCACTGAATAAATCTTTCTTCTTTAACATATACGTTTTCTATTTATTAGGTGTTTTTAGACTCTTGTATTTCTTTTCGTCTATCTTTACACAGCTTTGATATTTCTGCTAATGCTTTTCTTGCTCTGGTTCCAGCTGCTTTATTGCCTTGACTGAACTTCTCATTCTCAGCATTATATAACTCAAACAAACTAATTAAATTATCATGTAACATAAAATAAACCTTGACTTGTAATTAAAACTCATGTATAATAGAGATGTCGCTTTATGGGATCTACGACCATGTAACTCACAATCCTTTAGGACTTCCCCATTGCCCTTTGATACTTTCTATTTATAACG